TTTGCGGAGATCCGACTCGGTCGAACGAACGTAATCCAAGCCGGTCAGCGGCGGTTCGGGAATGCTGGCGCCCGCCGAAGCGTCGACCCATCCCGATCCGTTCCACCAGATCGGCACGCCGAGGTCGGTGTCGAACATCGGAAAGCCGATGTTGGCCGACGATGTCTCGAGGTCCGTCGGACGCTGGGCCGATGGCGCCGCGAAGCGATACCAGCGCAGGAACTCGCTCAACCATTGCCACCAGGGCGGCGTAATCCGGCCGCTTGGCACCTCCGCCATCGGCACATCCGGTTCCGGCCGCGTTGGCTTTGTGACCACCACCCTCCGCGGCGGCGTCGCCATCAGCTTGTCCTCTGCTCGACGTCCATGGTGGCGCCAAGGAACACGAACGGCACCGGATCGGCGACATCGACGCGCCAGCGCCGCCCGGCTTTGGTGGTCATGCCGGTACGGTTGATCCGCACGTCCCAGCCGAATTTACCTTCTTTGCCGAGTGTCCGTCGGAGCGGCCTCGACCAAGTCCCGCCGCCGTCGTCGCTCCAAGAGATTTCCGTGACCGGATCGGTCTGGATCGGGTCCTGCTGCATCGTCCGTCCGACGCCTTGGGCGAACATGAAGTCGGCCCGCGGAATAGCAAGCCTATCCGGAAAGTTCTTCATGCACTTCGATTCGATCCGGCACGGGATCTGATCGTGGTGTTCGTTCTGCGCATTGGCGTCGATAAAGCGGACGTGCGTCGTGCCGATATCGCCGACGAGCCATTTGCCGAAGGCGCGGATGGTGCGGTGTCCGCGCCAGGTGAAATAGCCGGTCGACTGGCGCTCGTGCCATTGCCCGGTCGAGGTGTTGTATTCCAAGCAGCGCTCGTCCGGAGTGGCGCCGTTGCCCTTGATGCCCCAGACGCTGTTGCCGAAGAACGTGTAGACATAAGCCGTGAGATCGGCACCGTTGTTCGGCTGCGCGGCAATAAACCGTTCGACGGTGCGCGTCGAGACGATCTTCGGGTCGTAGCCGCTAAATTGCCTGACCGTGCCGTCGCTGGCGACAAACAGCGGCAGCGCGTCCCAACCGTCGGTTTCGTTGCCGCCGGCAGCGGCGTGCGGTCCGATGAGCCCGACCGGAATGACGGCGGCCCGGCTTAACGGAAACGGCGTCGAGCCGACGTTCTGGTAGACTTCGATCGAGGCCGAGCCCATGGCAAACAGTTGCCGTCCGGAGACGATGCCGCGCAGGAGTCCGTCCGGGTTCGATTCCGCCGTGGTGAAGGAGTCCGCGTCGATATCGGCATCAGCGGGCTCTTCGAGGTTCGAGCCGAGCGTGTTGAGCCCGGTCGCCCACAGTTGCCCATTCGGATAGGTGAAGAAGATATAGCCGTCGAGGCCGACGCAGGAGGTCGGATTCGATGGCAGGATCGTACCGGGATAGTCGCTCACGGCTTCCGGCGTGACCTCGAATGCCCCGGCCTCGCAGACCACGACCATGTCCCGCGGCGGCGTTGCAAGGGCGTTGTTCTTCGCCCAGGTGACGCGATCGGTCCCGGGCAGAGCGCCCGTCAATTGCGTTGCGACGCCGTCAGGGCCGATTTTGACGACGCAGTCCTCGTAGGCCCCGTAGACATAGCCGTCCGCCTCCATGAAGCCCCTGGGATGGCTGACGAGGGTGTCGGAGAAGAAGCGCGTGCCGGGAACGCGCTTGTAGACGCCCTGTTGTGATTCCTGCTCGAGGTAGACGTTGAGCAGCCGCCCTTGGCTCTCTGCGGGCTGGTTATCGAAGTGGGACGGGAACGAGGATTGCGGGAATTCGATCGGGGTCGCGGGCATCAGACAAACCCACCGCCCCGGATGGCCTTGAGCCAGCCGCCATGCCTGACGCCATAAGCCCAGGTTTTCGGCGAAAGCGAGAACGGCAAGTGGATGATCCGCGCCCGTCTCTTGCCGCGCCAGGCCCATAGGATGCCGATCCCGGCGCCGAGGTCGAAAAGGCGGATCTTGATCATGCCACCCTCAGAAATAGTTTGCGCGCTGATATCCATAAAGCGGCTTGGCGACCCAGGTCAGCCGCAACCGGTTGTTGAGGCTGTTCTTCGTTGCCGGATCGACGGCGCCAAGCCCGAAGGCGGCTGAGCATTCCGCGGCCAGGCGATCGGCCAGGGCCAGAAACGAGATCTCCGGAATCGCCTCCATATCGGCCAGAAAATAGACGTCCTGCTGCGCCAGCTCCTCGAGCAGCATCGGCAGGCGATCGCGCAAAAGCTGCGCGTCCTCGGCCGAGGGGTCTTGGCCGGCCCCGGTGCGCTGGAGGGTTTCCAGCGCGACCGTGATGAGCTGAAGGGACGTCTTAGGCATTCTTTTTGTCCGGGTTTGGCGGCAGCGGTGCCGATTCCGGCTTGTTGTCGGAGCGCATTCCCGGCTTGGCGTCGTCCTTGCCGACGATGTTGCCGGAGGTCATGCCGGACTTGGCGTGAATGCGATCCTTCTGATCCTTCTCGCGGTCCTCGATGCCGAGGCCGGGCTCGACCACGGGCTTGAATTTCTGCGCTTCGGCCGCCGCATCCTGGGCCTTCTTCTCGGCCTCGCGCTGTTCCTTGCGGGCCTTCAGGTTGGCTTCCTTTTCTTCCTTCAGGCGGCGATCGGCCAGGGTTTCCTCGTCGTCGCCGACCTTCTCGAAACCCTCCTGGCCTTCAAGCTTCTTGGCCAGGGCCTCATCCGTGATCTCGGAGACCTGGCCGCGCTCGAAGCGGGTGCCGTAATGGTAGAGTTCGCCGGGCGATTGGACGTCCTCGATGCCGACGTAACGGAATTTTGCCATCGTATCCTCCAAGGGACCCCAGAGGCTTTCGCCTCCGGGGCGTTGCCTCGATTAGAAGTCCTTGCCGCGATAGTAGACGACGCAACAGATTGTTCCCGCCGCGAAGGTGGCCGCCGCAGCGACGACCGTCGCCGAGATGATCGTCTCGCGGTTGAAGGTTTTCGGACCGTTCGTGATGATCACCCCGCCGAGCGGATACTGATAGCCGTTCTCGACCTTGATGCCGGCCACAGTATCCGTCGACATGACACCGAAGTTGCCGAAGCCGTCGGGATCGGCGATGTCCTCGCCGTTCGCTTCCCAGCCGAGATCGACGTCGAGGGTTTCCGCTGCATTGGTGTCGAGATCGCCGGAATAGAGCATTCCGCCGAGGACGGTGACATAGGCGGGCACCCGGCAGAGTTGCCAGATGTCGCCCGCCGTTGGATTCGCCGCGATGGCGAGGGTGCCAACGGAAGCGCAGACGACGCCCGCAACCGCAGGCTTGTAGAGCGGATACGTCGCGCGGGCCTGGTCGGAGGTAAGAGTTGCCATGTGATCCTCCCTTATGCCGACGGCACGGCGGCAAACCAACCCGTGATAACGCCGTTGTCCTTCAGCGTATCCGTGTCGGCCGTACCCGTTCCGAACTGTATTTTACGAACGCCCATGATGCCCTCGATCGCGATGCCGTACTTGTCACCGTAATCGAATTCCTTGGTGATCGTGCGCCAGCGCTTGCCGTAGGCGATCGCCACCGATTGCGCACCGCAGAAGAACACCGGCGCGACCTCGATGCCGGACGTATAAAAGCCGATGTCCGGAACTTCCTTGATGATCACGCCATCCCAGAGCAAATCACCGCCCTCGAACAAGCGGTTGTTTTCCACTTCCAGGCTGACCTCGCGCTGCGCCTGCATCATCGAAGCGTTGGTCTTCAGATCGCGCATCGCCCGCGTGTTGGCGTAGAGCAGGTAATAGCGCCGGCCCTTGGTTTTCTCGACCCGGATCGGGTTGATTTTCGGATCGCAGGTGAGCGCGATTTCCTTCATCAGGCTGACGGCTTGCGGCGTCAGCTTGTCGTTGGTGTTGTCGATCTGGGCCAAAGCCGCGGCATAGGTCGCGGTCGCCTGCACAGCGCCGCGGTTCGACACCGCCTGGCCGTACAGGACGCGATCGAAGTTGTTGCGCAGCCAGCTATCGCGCTGCGCCACGGAAGCATCCTCGTAGCGCACGCCGTCGAT